GATAGGGCCGGTTTCCTTGCACAGATTATACATGCCGTTTGCGCTTACATCCGGGCAACCGTTCGACGCATATTTGTTCTTGCCGTTGATGTCGCCGTTCATCCAGAAAAAAGCCTTTATCATGCCTACGCAGTCAGCGCACATTTTACCGGCCTTGATATCTGCCATATAGCCGCTCTCACGGCTGGGCGTATAATGATCGGGATACTGTCGTGCTTTGCTCTGGTACAGCGCCTCAGTGCATTTGTATCCGCATGTGCCGTACCAATAAGCCCACAAGGCTGCGTAAACGGCCTTGCAGAACTCAACAAGCTGGAAATTCGTGAACATCCTATCTCACCTCTATTCGGTAGCTTCTGTCTCCGCTGTGGGTGTCACGTGATGCACATAGCACTGGTGCATGACCGGGAAGCCGTCGGAGGCGATCATGGACGCGGCGTGCTGGCGCAGGTTGCTCACAGCCGCAGCCGCCAGGACTTCGTGGTACTTGCTCTCGGCCTTCATGCGCGCGCGGTCGGCATTTTCGTCGAAGGCATAGTGGACGATGTGGCCATACTCGCCGTTGTCATACTGCTGAATCTCGATGATGTAATACTGGTACATGTTCCCGCTCCTTTCGTCTTACGCGTTGATAAGGTTATACAGGGCCTCAAGCTGTTCGGCGATGGTCGTCGCCGCGCTGCCTGGCATTCCTTGGCTCATCCTGTTCCCTCTGCGTAATGGATCCATCAATAACGCACGTCGCAGGTGACGTCCATCTGCCTGTGCGCGGATTCTGACCATACGAGGCCATGATATATCCATCACCGCGCCTGTAGGCCGCTTCAAGCTCATGCACGAATAGCTTGATAGGCATACGTTTTGCCATGTAATCATCTCCTTTGGCGTATTATAAAGGGCGGGAGCGCTCCTGCCCTTTATGGTTGAGTTTACTTAAAACGGTCTTTAGTTTACTTAAGGTTTGCGTCTATATACGCTAATCGCTTAGGAATAAAATCCCGAAGTTGCAATATATTATTAGTAGTTTTGTTTGGTATGTTTACAAATTCACCACCACCTGTTGTCTCTGCATAATCCTCTTCGTAAATATAAGGCGGAATCGGAGTCATGAATTTATCAAACTCTGAAATTATGTTGTCTTCAGACAATACACTGCTCCGAAGTTGTTGATATCTTGCTGATATCTCCGACATAAATAAACTTGTTAACCTTTCATGCAGTTTATTACCTTGCGAATAGTTGTATCCAATATACGAATCTTGAAATACCATTGTCGTACTATGCCAACGACCATCTGGCTCAATAGGTGCAAGTCCCCACGAACCATCCATGTCATACATGCTATGATACCATTTTGAAGCATCATATGTAAAAAATGTTTGATTCTTGCCTATCTGGTCCCGGAGAAGGGAGACCTGTATAAAGATATGTACATCAATGATAGATAAAAGGTCGATATAATTATTAATGTTAGCCGTGAACTCTGTATCGGTCGATTCATTGACGAATTGCAGAATTGAATTCCAACTACTGCTAATTACGGTCGGCATAGTATCGTGCAATTCATCAGACCATTTTCCATCACTCATGTTGGACGACTTAAAATACATTGACAATCCGCCAGCATTTGGGTCTCCGTCCGACTGTATAATGCAGTTTTCATCAATATCAGAATCCACTCCATATAACGAATCCTTTGGAAGATTCCATGTATAAATTCCCATATACACGCCATTGTTGTATACCCTAACTGGAAACCCATCTATAGCAAGATTCCCGTTCCTTAACGTGGAAGGAAGTTGGTCATAATCCGACCTTGATTTCATAATCTGTGTCCACAATCTTGCATTTACAATATTTCTTGCATGACTATGGTCAATCCAGTTCGCTTTTAATACGAACTTATTTCTTTTTTTGTCCCAATTTTTAAATTGACGCTTATTCTTAGATGTCCTCTGTGCATTTTTAAACAATTTTATCGTATAATTTTTCTTCGGATACCACTGAGAAGAGTCACCTTGCACCTTGGCTGTAGCATAGTCCTTAAATGTTAGAGTATTACTCTTGTATTCAATTACCACGTTACTCTCGCCTTCCGCTTTTGTTTCATACAATTCTCCTGTAATAGTTACTACAGGAATGTCCGAATCTTCAGGTTCAAAACTTGCAACCACGGTATTCCCTAAATAATCATAAATCGCCATATAGTTACACCTCGCATTCTTATTTACAATGTCAAATTCATGATTGACTCTATCTCAGAAATATCGAGTGCCTCATTATATATCCTAAACAAATTCACACTCCCCGGCCATGTGTAATTAAGATTTGTTGTGTTAAAATATCCACCAACAAGATAATTACCAGTAAATTCCCTTTCATCCACATACGAAGAAACGCTTTCTGAGCGGTCCACAAGTTTGTTATTGTCCACGTATAGTATTTTTCTGACATATTGATTATCCATTCGGACAATCCAAACAACATTATGCGTAACGGATGGGCTTATATCTCCGGGCGTGTAATTTTCAGCATAATAATCTGAATACATGACATTAGTAACAAAATGTAACAGATTGTTGACATTATCAAATCCAAGTCGAATGGTGCCAGTATACAGAGCTTTGTGATTTAATAAATACGCCATTGCCTTATTGCTTTGAACAACCGCTAAATTTGCATTGGCTAAAATTGTAAAACTTGCATTCTTTCCAAACACAGGAACTCCTGTATCTATAGCCCTACCAGTTAAATCTGTGCCAGGATTTATTTCATATACAAGCCTTAAATCTGTTACATTCACAGCAAATGTTGCAGTTTTGCCTTTATAAGTAACTGTTATGGTACTTGTTCCCGCAACAAGAGTCCCGCTAAGTGTATACTCTGATGCAGGAACAATGTATTGAGAAGAATCATGATTGATTGCCGTTACAACAAGGTCGGACTTTAAACTATCTAACAAATCTGTAGCATACACTTGTCCGGACTGAGTATATACAACACTGATAGACGCTAAAGGATATAATGCATTTTCTAACGCATTATAGTAATCTATCCCATGGTCATCAATCCATGCTACATGCTCAAAACAGGCAAGCAATGCTTCTCTTACCGCATTTGTCAAGCCCGGTGCATCACTTAAAGCGCTCTTTAAGTCAGCTACTTCCCCGCCAACCGTTACCGCGACAGCCTGTGCAGAGTTCCACGCTCCCGCTGCATGATCAGCAGTAAATCGATACAACGTGCCATCATAATAGATATAGCTGCCAGCGCTGTACGCCGTAGACGTACTAAATACGGGTGCAACCATATCTGGTACAGCATCCGCCGCCGCTTCTGCATCCGCTGTCGCCTGCTCCATTTCGGCAATTTTCGCCAGAAGTTCAGAAATGTCCGGGATGATTTCACCGGGATCAATTGTCCCGCCGTCATCCATGCTCTTGCGCACCGTGAATACCTGCGCGGCAATGGTGACAGTAGCGTTCGACGTGCCATCCATTACACGCATTGCGGCCTGCAACACGCCGCTTATGGCATAGCACTCCTGCGTCAATGTCACGCGGCAGATGTTATCCGCAACTGTGCCCTGCACCATAACGACGTTGCCATCCTCGCGCAGGAACCATCCAACGACGTTACCCGTGATTTCAGCGGGTTCGCCGCCGTCCAGCACGGTAACCTCCCACGTATGCGCCAGATTGTCACCCGGAATCATAAGCGCGTTCGTGCCGCCTACATATGCAGCACTCGGACGTTTCTGTAAGTCTACCGTCTCTTTGATAATCCAGTTTGCCATACCTCATCCCTCCAATGCAGATATTCGTGCGTCAAGGGCTGCAAGCGCCTGCGCCACGTCGATATTATTCCCGATAATAAATGCCCATGAAGGATTTACGCGCACTGTGTCATTTTCCGTCGCGGCCTGTCCAAACGCAACGCCGTTCCCACCGTGTTTGAAGTGGATGACGTATGCCGCCGAATAGATGATCTTTTCATAGACAATCGTTGCCACTTCGTCGGTCAGCGTCAGCCGCAAGGCGTATTCCTCATCAGCGCTCAGATTGCCGCCACCAATAATCTTCGGCGTATTTTGCGCAAGCTGTCCGGCGTCCGTCTCTGTGCCCGTAGACCGCTCAACGATTTTGAGCGTACACGGCTCTATACTATTCAGGCTATTGACGCTGAAGCACTCATATGCGCCTTCGACGCGGATATAATGCCCATCCTCGGACTTGACGCCGTTTGAATTGCAGCGGTAGAATGTCAATGCGCTGAAAAATGGGACATCCCATTCGTACACCGTTACGCTCTGAGCCGCCGTAGCTGTTCTGCCGCGTGAGTCCGTGACAGTGGCCGTGATAACGATATTCCGGGATTGGCCCTGTGTGGGTATTCGCTGTATCACGTCCATCACAAGCCGCTCATTGGACGCCGAATAGCCCTCACATTGCAGCGTGTAAGAGCGCACTGTGGAGCCGTAAACACCAGCATACCCTGAAAGTGTCGCGACAAGCCCACGATTTGAAATCGGCACATTTAACGGATTGTCAACGGTATACGCGATGCTGCCGACAACAGGCACAACGTTGCTCGGAACGTCGATAGCAATGTAGATTGTCGGTTGTTCTCCAACAATCGTGTCGCCGTCATATGTTGTCAATTGTGCCGACAATGTAGCTGTTACCGCGTTTGGTATTTGCGCGATCCACGCCATAGGCGGCGCGAATGTATGCGTCAATATGCCCGCATTGAGCGTCACCGTCGTGTTTGCCTCGCCAACACTGTATTTTATTGTGTGGGTATAGTCCGGTTGGTGCGCCGTAATGTCCACCTGCAAATTCGCGCCAAATTCGCCGGTATCGCTGTCGAATTCAAATGTGCTGTTATTGCCGTGGTAGGTAATGCGGATTGTGAATTGTATCGGTGAGCCTGTGTCAACCTCATTCGTATAGTACGCGTCGTATGTATTTTGAGCTGCGCAAATGATCAGACAGCTACCGGCATTCGCGGCAAACGTTCGCATAAATGCCGTGTCAAGGCTATACCACGGTTGATATGTTGGTGCCGTCCGGTATACTCGGCCATCACGCAGCACGTTCGGGCTGTCACTGCTCAGATTGTAGCCTATGTTGAGATCGATGTAATTCGGGTATCTTACTGTATTTTGCGGTATACTGATTTCCAGCGCGTCAATGACAAAATTACGATTATTGAGTATCGCACGCATTTGGGTTTCGTCGTTGCCATTAAATACGAGACGTGCCAGCCGATTGTCAGCGACACCGCTATGGCCCAAATAATAAACGCGGAACGAATCCTGTTGCGGCAGTATCTGCGTACTGTTCGCATAGATGTGTCTATACCCGACAACAGTAAACGTCTCTATGATGCTCATGTAACCTCACCAATCCATTTCAGGCCCATGCCGGTTTCCGTCGTTACCCAGCCGAATAACTCATTTTCACCCACGCCGAATAGCAGTCGGTCGGTAACCTGTGCCTCTGTGATGTACAATTTGCGGTTGCTGATATAGGCTATTTCCTGATTGTCCTGCAAAAACGATATGCGCTCATTCGTTATGCGCGTCATGAAGCCGCTGCCAACCTTGCCAAGTTCAAGCCCGGCGGTTGAATAGCGCATATATGTTTGCACACCGTTGATATACTGGCGCATTTCACCCGTGGAGTTATCCACATAGGTTTCGAGGTTGGACGCGGTTGTTGTTATGGCGTTCTGCGTCTGAACGATCTCCGTTCCGATTTCGCGTTGATATTCCGCGTACTCAGATTTGCCGACATAGGTTTGCAGAACCTGTAGCAGGATAGACGTTTCCGTGTTGCCTATTGTCGTTCTGAGTGAATCTTCAACCGTCGTGATGGTCTGCCGGATTTCTTCCAAGTCCATCAACGTTGTATCTCTCAGCCGCGTCGCGGTGTCCGAAATCGCCTGTTGTGTCGCGCCCGATACCGTGTTCATGACGCGCTCTGTAAGCGTCAGCCTCGTCGCGCCAAGCCTCAATTTACTGCTTGACGGATTGCCCAGCGGGATTGTGATTTTCTCGCTGATATACTGCTCAGAAAGCCCGTGTATCGTGGACACGGCGTTAATCCATTGCAGCCACCCGAACGCCTCAACATTCGTGTTTGCATTATGCATATCAACCGCCGACAGATCAACGGTTTCCGCGAATTTCACAGCGTTTTGTTCAAGCCATTCCCGGCCTTTTGTCAGCAGGTTTTGTGGCAGCGTGACATTTTCCCATCTTCGGGATGTTTCACGCCGCCCATACAGTGCAATGCCTGCAGCGTTTTCGATGTAGTCTTTGCCATCGTTCACGCTTTCGATGGTCAGCCGCTTCGTTATCGGGTCACCGTGTTCGTCGAATGTGTCATAATCAGCGCCAACCGGCACAAGCACAGAATAGGTATTCGCCGCGTCCGTTTCGATGAACAAATCTGTCAGGTTTTCGCCGAATCTGATTTCTTGTGTCGCGTTCGACAAATCTTCGTCCCGCAAATAGTCCAGATAGATGCCGCCGGACTCATAGCGCGGCACAAAATACCCGCCGTGCGTGCTGACAAGCCGCGTTTGCAGTACATCCCAATGCGGCAGGTAGTCAACGCTGGAATAATGCACATAATCCGTCGTGTCCGTGACTGTTACGCGGCCCTTGAGTATCTGCTTGCTTATCTCAACCCGGTCATTGTAGGACGCCAAAACCGCATCGACGAACCCTTCCAGCGTTCCGGAATAGTCAAATGGCCGCATCTGAAAATCATTCAGCCGCGCAAGTATATCCTCACATTTGTACTGAATGGAATTTCGCATTCCGCGCTTGCTCCACGCAGGCCGACACTGGAAAAAAAGCACGCCGTCCTTGTACACAGACAGCGTGCTTGAAATCTTGTTCAGGCGTCCATATTCCGGGTGATTCGGGTAGATGGTGAACGACAAAGAGCCAAATTTATGCGCTTCCAGCGTCAGCGTGGGAGCCGACAGCCCGTATTCGTCAAAGCGCGGATCAAACATCAGCCGCCCGTCATGATATATCGTGTACATTACAACACTCCGTCCCGCCACTCAATGACGAAACTGCCGTCGCCGGTGGCCTGCATGATTTTGGGCGTGTCCGTGATAACGATTTGCGGTACTACATGCGTTCCCGCCGCCAGACTGTATGTGTTGCCGTCATAAATAAGCGTGCAATCATCGTCAACCGTGATAGTCGGAATGACGCTTTTCCGTGCAGCCTGTAGCATGATTAGCAGCGTGGTTTCTGTCAGCGTTCGCTTGATAATCGTCTTCATGTGCGCCAGTTTGTACGGTTCGCAGGTAAACGTGTATGTCTGGTCGGTTACGCGCTTTCGCGTGCTTTCGTCATTATCTGTACACCTGCCCACGAAATACCATTCAGGCTGGTCGGAAAACGTTATTTTGACGCGCCTGCCGGCCAAAAACTGTGTCAACGCCTCATGCCCTCTACACTCAATATCGCGCATTGTGAGCGTGACTGTCCGCGTATTATACTTTACCTCTCCGGCCCATTCCGACAGGTCTAAAGCGCCGTCAGCGCCGTCTACATCGACATAATATGTCTTTGGTGCCGGCGGCGCTGCGTCGTAGGATACCAGATACAGCCCAAGATCGTCTGCCGGGCGCAGGACGCGGCCTGACATGCTTTCAAACGTTACCGTATTCATCATGCGCGGCCTGCCCCCTCCCATTCAGCAATTCGGTTTAGTTCAGAGTTCATTTCCGGTGCGATACCGCCGACAAGTGCGCCGGTGTCAAGCACAACATTCATGCGCTCGGAAATCTTATTTATAATGGTGTCCAATTTGTCACTCACGGCGCGATCAATAGCGTCTTCAAGGCCCTTGTATGGGTTCGCGTTGATAGGCTGCACCGTCGCAACGCCATTGGATACAGTAAGGATTTCAGGCGCAAACTCTCCGACATAAGCACTTTGATTATCGCCAAGCGTACCGCCTTCGGCAAGGTTTGCAATACGGCCCCAGCTAACTTTTGAAAGATTCGGCGACCATGACCATCCAGGAAAACCTACCTCTTGCCCGAAGACGTTCATTGTTTTTTTCGGGATATTGATTGATAACGCGCTATTTATGCCGCCTACAATGCTGTTAATTGCGCCTTCGACCGCGCCAATCATACCGTTAATCAAGTCAATTACCGCGTTGATAGGCGTTTTTATCAGACCCTCAATCGTACCCCACACTGTGCCAAAGCCGTTGACAATACCATCCCACGCGCTTTGCCAATTACCGGAAAAAACGTCCGACAACCATGAACTGAACCCTTCGAATGCTGTTTGTACAGCCTCAAACACTGGTGCGAACGTGTCCGAAATCCAGTCAAATACTGGTTTCAGATATGTGTCCATCCAATTTTTGATGTTTTTAAACAGCGTTTCCGCGCCTTTACTCAGGCCCTCCCATTTTTCATCCAGGAAGCTTGTTATGGCATTCCATTGTTCGGTAAGGGTATTATTGATGTCGTCCCATGTGTCGCTGAAAAATCCAGTAATTGCCTCCCATTTCTCCGTGACTGTATTTGAAATGCTTTCCCACGTGTCCACAAAGAACTGGATGATGGCATTCCATGCGGTTTCAATGGCGTTGTTTATGTTTGTCCACGTTTCATCGAAAAAAGTAGATATATCATTCCAAGCCGTTTCAATCGCGTTAGTGAGATTCGTCCACGTCTCATCGAAAAACGCAGAAATGGCGTTCCAAGCCGTTTCTATGGCGTTGGTGACGTTCGTCCATGTTTCATCGAAGAAAGCGGATATGCTGTTCCAGGCCGTTTCAATAGCATTTGTGACATTCGTCCACGTCTCATCGAAAAACGCAGAAATGGCATTCCACGCTGTTTCAACTGCATCTGTTATATTGTCCCACGTTGTCTGTAGCCAATCCTTGACATTATTCCAGATTTCGACGGCATTGTCATAAATCGCATCGAACGTGTCCGAAAAAAACGTTTTAATGGCTTCCCATGCGGTGCTAACGGCTGAACTAATGTTTTCCCATGTAGAGGATAACCAATTCTTGAAGTTCGTCCAAAGAACCGTGCCGTTTGCCACAATGAAATCCCATGCGTTTATGATGAAGTCCTTTACAGCATTGAATATCGTCTCAGCGGCAGATTTTATCGCTTCCCATGCGCCAGTGACAATCTCCCTGAACTTTTCACTATTGTCCCACGCCAGTTTGAACGCCACGACAAGGCCCGCAATCAGAGCAATAACCGCGCCTATGGGATTCAGAGCCATTGTGCCGTTTAGCAGCGCCTGAGCGGCTTCCATAGCAAGAGTCGCCAGTTTTGCAAGGCCCATAACAACATTGTATGCAGTTATTGCAGCAGTAACACCGCCGATAATGGGCAGCGCAATCTGCATAACCTCGTTTACCTTTGCCATGGCTTCTTCGTCGCCGCCAATAGCAGCCGCAATTGTTGTAAATACGCCTGCAAACGTTGTGTTCAACCATTCCCACGCCGCCTGCAACGCCGGGCTGAGTGTTTCATCCCAATACGTTTTTATGTTGCCAAGCGCTGTCGTTATTGCGGTTACTGCATTTTCAAACGGCCCACTTAACCCAGGCGCATTTTCATCAAGGAACGCTTTTATCGCATTGTAGATTGTTGTTCCAATCCCGGCCCAATCAATACTCGATATTGCATCCCTCGCAGCCGTGAATATATTCGTGAACGTAGTGCCGATGTTGTCAAATGCCGTTTTTATCCAATTAAGGATACTCGCTCCGAGTCCGGCCCAGTCAATGCTCTCTACCAGCGCCACAACCGACTGCCACGCTTCCAACCAGTTGCCCGCAAAGATGGTTTTTACAAAGTTGACTATCCAATCAAACGCCGCGCCCAACGCAGGCCAACGCTCATTCAGCGCCGCGCTGATAGTATCCACCACCGAAGCCGCAACCGTAACAAGCGCCTGCATAATGCCCGGCAGCGCGTCAACCAGAGCGCCCACAATAGATATAGCCGCGTCAAGCAGTTTCGGCACAATTTCAGTGATCAACTGTGGCAGTTTTTCGACGATGATTGGCCCGGCCTTTCCCACCATATCGGCAAGCCCGGTCAGAAAGTTTATCGCGACAGGAAGGATGTTCTGGAACCATGTTTCCGCACTGGCAACAAGCGCGTCCATCTGCGCACTGTAGTCCTGATTGCCGGAAGCAAGCGCGACAAGCAGATTGTCCCAGGACGCCTTCATCATGTTGAAAGAGCCTGAAATTGTGCTTTCCGCTTCGTGAGCCGTTGTTCCCGCAATACCCAAACTCGTTTGCATAACGCTAATGGCGTTAACGACGTTCGCAAACGACATGCTGGATTCGTCAACCGTTATGCCCAGTTCCTTTTGCACATCAGTCATCTTTGACGCATCTTTGATAAGCCGCGCCATTTCTTCCTTTGTGCCGCCATACATTGTGTTCGCTGTGGTTCGCTACTCCACAACCGGGCAAAATAAAAGCACCCTTTCGGATGCTTTATGCCCTGCTGCATGTTTCCATGCAGATCAGACTATCTCTTGACGCTCTCGCGCCCCTCGCACTTCCACGCGCTTGCGTGTACCCTACTTCGTTTCGGATTTCTCCGACGTTTCGGTAGTCGTTACACCTTCATTGGGTTTGCAGTATTCGAAAAGATAGCCGCGCATCTTTCCGCGCCGCCCGATTGTGCCGCTTTTCAGCATGAGCGTCAGATTTCCTTGTGTACATCCGAAGCTTTCTGCGCAATCCCTTATCTTGTCAAAATACTCTACTCTATCGACGTCTCCCCATGCTACGTGCCCACCGCCACGCCTATTGCGAATCTCTTTATAATGAGTTACCTTAATCCGCTCGCTTCTAACCCCGCTGGTATTGAAGCGTGAGTTGTTTTCGGAATATGTAGCCCATCGAAGGTTGCTCAATGCGTTATTTTTGCGGTTGCCGTCTTTGTGGTCTATACAGGGTTTGCAATCCGGGTTCGGGATAAATGCTTCTGCAAGAAGGCGATGAATTGTCACCTTTTCTGCTTTGTTCCCCCTGTACAAATCCACGGTCAGATAGCCGTTGGCTGGGTTTTCATAGGCGGTTTTTATTACGCCCGTTTTATCGTTCCGGACTTGTCCGATACGATTGATAGAATAGTTTTCATTCCTGCTAACTTTGCGCCACTCCATGTATTTTCACCCCTTCGCTATATTGAGGTTATTATACATCAAATGAACGCAAAAGTCAACCCAATGCTTGGCACGGTATTGTCCCCGGCATGGCCCGCTGGGAGTTTCACCGTTTTCACGAGGTTTATAAGCTCAGCTAAAGCAAAGTCCACCGAGCTTTAAGTTATCCAACATAGTATAGTTGGATTTGGCAAAACCCGAATATGCATTCTGGATAGCCTCCATCGAGGTACCCATCTTATTCGAGTTGTCCGCCATATCAACAATGGCACGATTAGCGTAATCAGCCGCTTTCAGCGTGTCGCCGCCCAATGACTGAATAAGCGATGCCGAAAAGCTGGTTACGGTTTCCATGTACTGATTCGCGCTCAACCCGGCTGTCATATACGCCTTATCCGCGTTCTCAAGCACGAGGTTTTGAGCGTTCATCAATTTGTTATAAGACGCTTCCGCTGTTGTCGCCGCGTCTTTATTAGCTTTCTTATAGGCTTCAAACGCCGCTTGCGTCTTCGGGCCATAGATACCATCCGCACCAGCCGCGCCAAGGTCGTAACCCTGTGCTATCAATTCTTGCTGTAGCTTTTTGATATCCTCGCCGCTGTCGCCCAGCTTATGGATGCTCTGGCTTGCGGCGTCCGAATAGCCCTTGAAACTCTTCGCGTATTCTTCGAGCGTTTTGCCGCCAGCGCCGAAAAGCGTTTCCACGCCACCAACAAGCTGTTCATAATCAGCATACGCATCAACGGCGGTTTTTGTCAGCGCTGTTACACCCGCTGTGGCGGCTCCAATGGCTACTCCTACGGCCTTTCCAGCAGCCTTGAAAGTGCTGCCCAACTTTTTACCAAGACCGCGCAAGCCTTTTTCCGAGCTATTTAGACCCTTTTTATAATCGCTGTCGTCAAGCCCGAGTTTGGCTACAAGTTCAAATACATTCACACGCTATTTCACCACCTTCAATCCCAGCCGTTTGATGTTATCCGCAACAATTTCCTCCGCGCTGCGCTCATCCACCGGCGCGGGATGCAGGATGTCGTAAAGCCGCTTTTTGATAACCTGCTTGCTTGACAATCCGTTGACGATTATCATCAGGCAATCACTCATGTAATACCGGTATGCCTCGACATTACGTTCGGCTTTTAATGCGGCTATGCAATGGTCGATCACATAGCCGCATCCGAGCATTTCCAGCAGGTCAAGCCGGATACTTTCTACGCATCGAAAGTATCCGTCCGCGCCAACTGCATCAATGATGTAAAAAAATCCAGCACCGCCCGATTGCCGATCAACTCAGCGAACGCACCCAGATAATCGGCAACCGGGTAATCATCCACGTTTTCCGGTTCGACGAAACACATCAGCGCCAGAAGTTCCAACGTCTCATCGGGATGCTCTTCCAGCGCCGCGTCAAGAATGGCCGACAGGTTCTTGCGCGCCTGCTCAGACATCAGCTTTTTGCGCTCTTCCGGCGTAACAATGTCCGGCATTTTCGGCATACGCTTGCGGATGCTCATAATATCCGTTTCCGTCAGCCACTTCTCAACGCTTTTACGGATGCGGTTCGTCTGCCTCAGGAATTCAGACGGCTTGCAATTCGCCAGATTTTTCATGCTTTTACCTCCTGTCAAAAAAGGCGGCAGAGAAATCCATGCCGCCTATAGTTGGTTGGTGTTCAGGTTGTCGCATTCGTGCCCTGCTTGATGTAGATTTCATACGGCACGGTGTCCTGCGCGTCAAGGCTGAAATGCGCGGTAAACTCGAAGGTAAACTGCATCTTCGCCTTGTCGGCTGTCTGAATCTGAAAGCCGCCCGTAGACAGCGCGTTCATCATGTGGATAGCGATGAAGCCCGCAACCGGCGCATTGCTTCCAGTGCCGCTCTTGTTCACGTCGCTGTAATCGCCCACAAGCCAAATATCCTTGAAGTCCGCCGCCTTGATATTGGTGCGCGGTGTAATCTTGCTCACGCCACTTGTGGTAGTGGTATCAGACAGCGCCGCCAGACGCTCTGCCAGCGCGGCAGTCATCGCCACGAACGTACCGCTGATGGTAACGGTGACGTTGTCGAACCGCATCAGTTCCTTCGTGTTTTTGGGACAGTTGTCGATATCTTCGCCCCAATCAGAATACTCGTTCGCGGCATTGAAAGCCACGCCGCCGGTAGTCGGGCCGAGAATGTCCGCCAAATCAATCTCGCCGCTGGACGGATCAAAGTCAGACAACACTATGCCAGCGTTTACGCCCAAGTGCTGAAAGGTATCGGCGGGAATCTTGCTGTAATCTCCAGCCATTTCGTTTCACTCCTTCGTTAATAGTTGTATGCGCCGAGAATCATTTGCAGATACGCGATTTTCAGCGCGGGTTCGTCCGGCGGCTGAAATTGGCAGAAATTGTTGTCCCGCCAAATCCACACACAGCCGCCATCAATGGGTATGCTTTTGCCTCTGCCAATCGCGCGTCGTATTTCGTCAACTTTGGCCGATATAGCCTCAAACGACGTGTCGTAGTACCAAACGCGGGCATAAAAAGAAGCCTCACTCAACGAGTCGGGCTCTATCAGTTGATATGTGATGTATGGCGGCTTTACGGGCTGCATATTGCCGCTTTCATCGGGCATTTCGTCGGGCACGTTGTTCTCTACGAACGCGGGCAACCCGAACCCGCTGAAAAAGCCGTAAAGCGCCTTTGCAACGTTTGTCATTGCGGCAGCACCCACCTTTCGGCCGTTACCTGTCCAAACTGAAACGACGCAACCTTCGGCGTGCGGCTATCCTCAATATTGGATGTCACGCGAAAGATTGCGCCGTCACGGTTGCGCCTGAAAACGTCGTGATATTCAAGCGGCATACCCTTGTCAACCGTCACCGTGTATACCTCGGTGACGCCTTGCTTTTCGGCAACGCGGGCCTGCATAGTGCTGTCCTTGACAATTGCCGCAAGAAACTGCGCTCCATCAACCCAAACGGGCTTGAAGCCGCCCATGCCGTCGGGCATGCTCTTGCGATCAATCATCGTACACTGTTCCTTCATGCTATCTATCAACGACATTTTCAGCGCCTCCTCAGGCAAGTTTACGGTATTGGTTCAGTCGGTGCGCAAACTGGTTTTTCCACGTGTACGTGTCAGCGCCCACAGCGCCGCTAGAACCGCCTGCGCTGCTTGCCTTGGTATAAGAGTAGCCACCGAAAGACTCGCTCTGATACGGGCTGTTAAGCGCCTGTGCGTTGGCTGCACACCATTCTTCAATCTCTGCCGCCAGTTCAATTACGTCCTTCGGCACGCGCATTTCCCATATCACGCCGTCGAACGTTTCATCCGCAAGCTGCGTTGCCGGGTATTGGTATACGCCGTCATTCAGCCGCGAACCGCATATGCGGAAATACTGGCCGGGCACCATAAACGATAATTCAATGCTGCCGTTTTCGATGGTGAATACGCCGCTATATCGCCCATAGACGAAATAATTGTGTATAAACGCGCAAATCTGTCCAATCACGTTTATTTCACCTTCTTACGGCCTCTGGCGGGTTTCTCAGCGGTTTTCGCATCGTCTGCGGGTGTTCCTTCGGCATTGGTGTCCACGGCCTGCGCGGGCGTTTCTGCGTCTTTGACGGGCTGCGTCTCAACAATCAGCGGGCACCCCTGTTTGTTGCTACATCCTGCAAGCTCAGTCAATCGCCGCGCGTCAACCGACAGTCCCGGGCGAGGGAAAACGTCCCCCGCCGCGTAACTGTGATTTTTGTCCGTCAGGTCGTAGAACTGCCGGATTACGGTATATGTCATTAAGCGCCGGCCACAGTGCCCGCAACAACGCCGTCGGCATATTCCACGAGGAACTGGATGCCGCTCATGACCATGCTTTCGATCTGGGCGCGCTCCTCGGTCTTATAGCCGGAGGTGATGCCGATGTAGCCGGTGGCGTCGGCGGTCATGTCGAACGCGCTCATGGCCTCGCTGGTCACGGGCACGTAGTACATGATGAGGTTCTCCTTGGCGGTGGAGATGACCTTGTTGGCAGCCACGCGGCTGTTCAGAATCACCGTGCCCATGCCGAGGAAGTCCTCGATGTAGGTCATGCCGAACGCGGTCTGGGTGGTGATGTTGGCAGAAGCCAGATAGTCGGCCACGGTCAGCGGATGCACGAAGTGGACGATCTCGGCAGAATCATCCTCAAACAGCACCTGCAGCTGGCCCCAGGTTTTTGCCATGACCTCCTGTAAGGTCGCGCCAGAGACCATGGTGCCCACGGCGGGCACGTAGCCCTCCTGGCCCTCGGTGCCGCTGGCGGCATGAACGATGGTGCCCAGATAGGTGAAGAAATCGCCCTTGATGCCGTTCTGCACGTCAGACAGCAGCTTGGCGTCGGTTTCCACGACGGCCTCATTGTAGCCGCTCTTCAGGATAGCCTCGGCGGTGGCGGCCTTGCGCCACTTCTTCAGGGTGATCTCGCCGACGGGCGTCTTGACGCGCTCGTACTGGCTCAGAGGGATGATCTCGCCCTCGGGCACAGCGCCGCTCTGCAGGGTGCCGGTGGTCTTGTAGTTATACAGGGTCGTGCCGTCGATCATAGCGATCTTGCGGGTCACGCCCAGCGCTTCCAGCAGCTTGGTCAGATTGGAGTGAGTGAAGCTGTTGTTGAAGTCGATCTCACGGGCACGCTTCATCTGCTGGGTGGTAATGACATTGGTTTCGGCGGCGGTGGTAACATTCGCCATATTATTCAACTCCTTTGCATAAAGATGGCCTGTCCCTTACTGGAACAGGTCAAGGTTCTCGGCAATGGCACGCTGTCGCTCGGACGTGTCCTTGATGGACATGATTTCATCCTTGCTGCGCTTGGCCTTGCCGTTGTTGGCGGGCGGGTTTTCAACCGTCGCGCCCTTTGTGGTTGTGGTGACTTTGAAGTCTGCCCAGTTTTCGCCGATGTCCTTTTTCAGGCCCTCAGCGTTTTCCAGCTTGCCGTCGTCGCCCAACTTCATGTTCTTGAAGTCCGTCGCGCGAATAATAACGTCATAGCGCTTGGAATCAATGCCGGATTCTTTCAGCAGTTCGCGGTATGCCGCGTGCAGCTTGGCAAGGTTGTCTTTTGCGCTCTGTTCGCTCTTGAACGTGTCAAACTGCGTTTTCAGCGCGTCATATTTGTCCTTCCACTTGCCCGCTGTCGTGGCATTGTCTTCGGCAATCTGCTTTTCACCTTTCAGCGTTTCGATTTCATCCAGCTTGTCGTTGTAGCGTTTCTTGTCGACAAAAGAGCGCCCTACGGCAGACGAAATAGCCTGTGCGGCCTTGCTGATCGCGTCGGCGGGAATGCTGCCGTCTTCGCCTGCGTGCTTCGTCAGAATTTCCTCGAAGTTCACGCCGGGTTCGGCAAAAAGTTGCAAGTTGAGTTCAAACGGCTTGTTCATGGTTTTTTCATCCTTTCTCGCTGTTACGGGTGCTACCCTAAGATGAGGTTGTATCACCCCGTGACGATTTGCCACGGGTATAAAAACAGCACCGGCCTGATGGCGGGCGCTGGATTTATCTCAGTAAAAAAGCGAACATCCGCAGACGTTCGCTTATCCCTTTTTCAGTTCGTTTTCGATAATGTTTTTGTATTCGTCAAAGTGCTTTTCAAACGCCGGACGCAGATACGGCGTGGGAGCCATCGGCAAGCCTATTCGCAATTCGCCCTTGCGCTTGTCGTAGAACCACCATTTATCAAGGCCCGAATTCGGCCCGGGTTTTACGTCCGTCTGAATCCAGTCGGGCGGTGCTTTGTATTGCTTGCTTGTTCCGAGTTCCACGAACACGGCAATGTCAAGGTTTGAGCCAACTGCAACGCCGTCTTTTGTTGCCTTGTGGGCTATGCTGTTTCGCACCTGCGCCGCAAGTGCTGTAGGAAACGGGTTGCCTTTCGGACCGCGCGGCGCACATAACGCTTTTGCGTAGCTTTCAGCCTTGCCGCCAATGATTTCAAGGGCGCGGGCCTTGGCCTGCTCCAGCGCGGCGCGGACTTCGGCGCTGTTGTCGGTGATGTCAACGGTTGTCATTGATTGCTCACGCTCCACGTTTTGCCGTTGTGAACCGTATAAAGAAAACGGCCTGATTTGGTTTTTTCAACCTTTGCCGTTGTGTCTCTATGGCTCAAATTCAGATAATAAATCAGGGCTTTCATGGCGAGGTATGGCGTTTGTGCTTTGAACCAAAATGCTTGTTTTGTGTCAAGGCACATAACCCTGTGCATCATAATCCCACCGCCCTTCTGTATGCCGCATATGTACGGTCTATGAAATCCCGCGCACTCGGCGACGATTTGAAAAAGCCGTCAACCGCGTCATATAATTCAGGGTATTGTTCCTGAAAACGTCGCGGAGAATTGACGTAGGATGATACTGCGTCTGCCCATGCTTCCTCGGCATTGTACTCGCCGAACGCACCATCAAAGAATCCGCGCTTTTGGTTGTACCTTCCAAGCAGTCCTCCCGGATTATCAACGATTGTGCGCTGTAATTCGGGATTATAGTTTGCAAGCTGGTGACCAGCCTCATGTCCTATAACATATTGCCAATCATCAAATCCGCCCTCACGGACATTGATAATGCCTGTTGTCTCCGCGCCAGCCATCCAACCTTCGCTTCGAGCCGGTATTTGACTTACATCAATTCTGCTTGCCGAATAATCGTGTGACAGTTGATAATTGCTTACACCGCCCGGAGCGTCAGGCTTCCATTCCGGCATTTCCAATGTTTCAGGGGATGCTTTGTCATGCAGCCGATTGTAAAAATCATAGATATTTTCACCCGACGCATTAAAAGCGTCCATCTGGTCGGCGTCCATGTTCATCCAGAATTCTGCAGCATTGGACGCGCCCTGTAATGCAGAGCCAAAGCGCTCCAATTCATCGTCTGTTTGTGCGTTGGATTCAGGCTCAGTCTTTTCAGTTTCCGGCTGCTCGCCCTCGCCCTGCTTCATGGCCTCCCACTCCCGATACGTCATATCCCCCACGACCTCGCCAGTCTCGGCATCCCGGCGCTGCATATCGCTGGGATAGTCGGGGTAGACGTACACAAGCGTGCATCGGCAGTTCCAGATATTACCGGGGTCTGCCGTAGGGTCGCCGGGATAGTCAATCGGCCCGAGTTCGCTGTCGAACGGCTCGTCCACGTCACGGATTTGCCCGTCAAGCTCCGCGTGGGCGTCGCGTGTGCGGTTGTCCAGCGTTGCCATCCATTTCTTCTTGACGTTGATACCCAGCCTTTGCGCCTGATGCAAACCCTCCATGCGGCCCGCGTTTTGCGCGCCTGTATAGGCCGTTCTGGCGTTTCTGATGGCGCTTGTATAGCTGCGTTCGCCGGTTGTCTTTGCTATGCGTTCGGCAATGTCATAGATGTTTTCGCCCTGCACAATGCCCTGCGTAATGGCGCTGTTTATCAGCTTGTTATAGTACGTGTACGCCTTGTCCTTCTGCACCCCCGGCGCGGGCTTGGGAAGGATTTGCGGGTCACTCTTTATCAGCCGCCCAACCGTGTTCTGGTCGTACATCGTAAAGCCAATGTTGACGTTGCCGTTGCGCTCCAAATCGTAGCCGATATAGTTGGCGTTGTCCGCAAACACGCCGATCTTGCCCTCGTTGACGATGCGCTGCGCCTCGCGGTCAGCGTTGAGCAGTATGCGGTCAATCTCCGCTTTTCGCGCCTGCCATTGCTTATCCTGAAACACCTGGCCGCGCATCCATGCGTCGAAATCAGCCTGTGAAATCTTGCCGTCCGCAAGCTGCTGCCTGTACCGCTTCTCGCGCTCCTGATGGCGTTTCTTCCAGTCCTTCAGCTTTTCGTCTATATCTCGTTGGGCCTGACGGTAAACCCGCGACAAGCGCCATTCTGCGCGTTTCACAGCGAGGTCAGTCTGGCGCGTGCCGTAGTCTGTCATGGTGTGCCTCCTTACGGCGCATATTCCCCGTTATAGTCGATACACAGATATGAATATGGCGATTCACACCGCGCCATCCGGTGAAACTCGTCCAGACCCTTTTCTCTAATGCAGTTCAGAAACCGCAATATCAGTTCCTCCGTCTCCGGATGGAAATGCCGCCCTGTCCGTACCTTCTCGTAATACGCCAGCGGCTCTTCCTGCGTCCACTTCTCCCCGCTGTACACCATCCCGGCCCCGATCCAGTCGCAGATCATCTCCACCACAAACCTGTAAGGAATCTTGTGCGGAAAGACCTCGCCGGTGTCATCGTTGTAATCGCACCAGTATTCCCAGTGGTGCCGGTTCCGCCCCTTGTGATGCAGCCATGCGTTGGAATACCCCATCGCTTCAATCGGGCTCCGGTCTCCCTGGAAGTACCGCGCCGACGGCCCAAACTCCGCGGGGCTGAACTTTGACAGGTCATGCACCACGCCCTGCCACAATATCCCGCAAGCCGCGCACTCCCGGCGAACTACTTTTCTATGCTTCCATATCGTTTTTAAGTGCCGCCATTTCTTTCCCACTGTCAGCCTCCGTTATTCCACGTACCGATACCCGCCGTTGTTGTCCTGCTCTACAGCGCCGGTCTGCTGGCCTTTAAGGATGTCCTCGACCATCGCCTTGACCCGCGCTTCCAGCTCATCGTCGCTCTGTAGCCGCTGCGCGTCCTGTACGTCTTTTCGTGTCATGATAGCCTCTTTCATGTCCGGCGTGATGTTGGGCAGCAGGTCAAGTATGGTTTCATCGTCCAGCCACGCAGCTTCGGACACGATCATGTTGACCTCTTCAAGCTGGTTGGCGATGCGGTTGCGGCTGAACTGCGGCGTGCCATCCAACCCCTGCAGCGCCAAAATCTGCTGCACGCACTCGATGACCTGATACTCAAAGGCGTCCGCTTCGATGTCCTGCGCCTGATACGCCGCCCGAATCTGCGTAGCCGTCACGTTGCCTGCCGAAACGTCAGCAGGGTTGAACGCGCCGAAGTCCCGGTATATGCTCTGCTCTATCCGCGCCAGAAACGCCTCGCGGCTGTTGTACGGAACCTCCTGCGTGTACGGCGTGACCGTGCTGTTGTCGCTGTCGAACGCCGCCGCATGGCTGAACCGCAGCCTGTCCATGAAGTGCTGGATGTCGTTGTCGTCCATCCCCATAGCGTTGCCCAGCAGCCAATAGATTTGGGCGCAGTCCTCAACGTCGTTGGCGAAGCCCGACTGTATCAGGTCATAGGCGTCAATGGCCGCCCGCATACCCACGAGGGTTGACTGGTGGAACTCATTGCCGTACAGCGGCACGATCGGCAACGCGCTGTAGTTGCCCTCGCCGATGATCTCGTCACCGCCCGCCTCCGTATGGGCTACCTTCTGCATATAGGCGCGTTTCTCGTCCGTCTCGCCCAGTATCAGCCCATTGTAGCCGTCGCGGGTGCGGTACTTGGTATAGCCGTCCTCTTCGTACAGGATGGCGTATACCGGCTTGGTATTCCAGTCCAGCGACCAGAACCGTATGCCCGCCCGCAGGTTGCCGTCCGATTCATCCAGCAGCGGCACAAACTGGGTCAGCGGAAATACGTGTATCCTGTCCACATTCCAGAAGCAGAACGTCACGCCGTGCTTCAACGCCAGCTGGCCCGCTTTGAACAGGTCGGTGTCGAATTTCGGCCCCAGCTTGTCTTTTACGTCGGTGTCGAATGTCAGGCCATTGCCAAGGCTGTATGCAACGCGGTCATTGTTCAGCCGATGAAAGAAATTACTGGCGATGTGGTGATTGCTCGCCGTGGTGTTCGTCGTTTTGCGCACACCCATTCGCTCCGCGCCCGTTTCCTTGTCAATGTTGCTGCTTATGTTATACAGGTCCTTAACCACGCCGTTGATGGTCACGTTGCGCTGCGCGTCGTATTCATCCGCGTCCACCGCGATCTTATACGCCGCGCTGTTGCGGTGCTCCGCGATGGCCTTTTGGATGAACTCTATCGTCTGCCCGCGCTCAACGGCCTTTTGGAAATCCTGAAATGTGAGAATGGTAATCACCCCTTACAACGCGCCCACGGTCTGAAACGCCGTGAGTATTTTCGGGAACTGCCGCGCAAACCAGTCCACAGTCTGCTCTGGGTGTTCCTGCCCTTCAACGTGCCAGACGCTATCGCCGCCAAGCCCGGACTCAAACAGAAAGGCATGAATGATCTCATGCCTCAATATTTGCCTCCTGTATGCTGCATCATCATCCAGATTGCCGTCTGCGTCTTTTTCGACAACGGCAATCCTGTGTGATGTCTTGTCGCAGTAACCAGCACAGCTTTTCAGCACTTCATCTTCGCTCTCAGGTACGTCCATGAATATGCGATAGTCAGTGCCAAGCACGCTTACAACGCACGTTGCGCCAGTCCTGTCATAGTAACTCATGTTATCCTCCAACCGCAACATACACGCCCTTCGGCGTGGCAATGCGCATTGTCTTTACAAAATAGCGGGTTGCATCCATCAGGTGGTCGTTTTCCTTGACTGGCTTATCCTCGCCCGAGCTTTCGTCCCACACATACCCGCTGGCCTCGTCCTGCCAGTTGTCCAGCGATTCGCTAATCTTGATGCGCCCGGTTTGCAGCGCCGTGGCGGTCTCGCGGATGCCGTCATCTACGGCGTTGTCCGCTGGCCGCACCCTGTAGCGCCCGGACTTCCTGCGCAACAACGCGATAAAAGAAGCGGCAGACGGGTCAATGATGACCGTCAACCGCCCCGGTATATCCGCAAGCCACCTGTCAAGGTCTGCGCCGTATTCGCTGTCCGTCTTGCTCCTGCCCTCGTTGCGCCCGCTGTAGTAGTATTCCCGCGTAGCGTACCATACGCCCGCGTGTTGCTCCCACAGCAGCGCGGCAAAGGCGTTTCGCGTGCCGTAGTCAAGACTGACGCAGTATTGCGCCGCGTTGCCCTTCGGCGGCTCGCCGATGGCCTCCCGGTACATGGGATAAATCAAACCTTCGGCCAGTGTGCGCTCGCCTTCAATGTCGCGGCGATACCATACCGTCCCCGGCACATACTGGCCCTTGATTTCCTCAAGGCGTTCCGGCGATATTGTGGCATTGTCCGCGATGGTGAAATGCTCGTACAGATACCCGCCCGGCAGCCCGTTATCGCGGTAGCGGTCTATGTAATTCTCATAGATGCTATGGCCGGGATTGCACGGGTTCATGTCCCACAGTGTAAACGGCTTTTTCGCCGCAAGCTGACGGCCATTGGCGACCTTGATGAACGACGTCCGGCTGTCCGCGCTGTCGTAATGCTCGTTGATCTCCGTGGCAATCCACATGCCGTAGCTGTTGCCAAGGATGCGCTTGTAGCTGTCCGACTTCGCGCCGCCAGCGAAGATTACCACCTTTTCGCCCGTCTGTGTGCTGATGAAAAGCGCTTCGTTGTCCTTGTACTTGCCCCACCGGCAGCGCCCCCGAAACAGGTTTTCCAACCCAAAGCCGTTGCACACGCCGATGTTCAGCTTGGCGTTGGCGATGGTTGAACCGCTGGCAAGGTGGTACTTGTCCGGCGTGGTTTCAAGGTACGCAGCGGCGATAATGCAATGGTCGATGGTCTTGCCCGACCTGATAGCGCCCTCAGCCACGCACATTCGATTATGCAACGCAGCCTTGATATACGCCTTGTGCTTGCCTGAGAACGCGCCCCACGGGATTGTCGCTGTCCTGCTCATTGTAGCATCTCCACCAGCGGATTGAGGTCTTCGATGTCGCTGTTTGTCGCCACAATATCCTCGGTCAAATCCCGATACGCCTTTGTCAGGTCGGTCAGCTTATAGACCATCGTTTTCCCATCCTTCTGCTGGCGAACCTCCGTTGCGTCCTGCGGGTACTTCATGGATATGCGCTTCAAACGCTCCAATAGGTCGCGCTGAATCTCCCGCGCTATTGCCGCATTGTCGGCGGCGGCCTCAACGGTTTTCTGCGTCACCTCCGCGTCAACCTTGCGGCGCATTGCGTCACGTTGTTCAACCCAGCCTTCCCGCTCCGACCTTCGGCGCAGGGTGGTGTATTTTACGCCGTATTTCTCGGCAAGTGGCCGCTGGCCGATGTCCGTTGATATGTAATCATGCCGGATAGCGTTCCAGTCGGGCCGCGTGTCTTTCCGCGCAATCGTGAATCACTCCTTACTTGACGTTCAGCACGTCTTTGACATATCGGGTTTTGTTTTTCATCATCCAGCCCAGCGCTTCCCAAAAAGACATTTCACGGAATATCGCCGCATATCCGGCTTCCTGAAATATTTTTTGAAACACATATCCCGAGCCTTTTTCAGTTATTGCTTTTTCAGCCCCAGCACGTCCGCAACGTATTCGGCTTTGTTTTTCGCCGTCCATTGCATGACCTCTGCAAACGACTTGCCCTTTATCACCTTGCGATAATATCCCGCCGTCTGATATACGGTTTGAAACGGTGTCGCCGTTCCGGGTTGAAGTAATACCCCCCCCCGGTATGACTTTGTCGCCGTTCAGAATATGCGCAAGGTTATATGTGTTCGGCTTGAATCCTTCCAAGCCGTCAACCCCGCAACAGGTCAAACTATCACCCATTGCCCTCAATCGGTTTTCACCCGCATAAAAGGCAAGCCCGTGTTTGTGGCACTCACCGCGCAGCCGTTCAAAGTCGGCTTTCAGGTATTGCACAGGAATCACGAAATCCCCGCCGCACCGAACCGTACCCGGCTTTTTGCGGTTGAACTTCATTCCCTCGAATACAATGCCGTGCGCCCCTGCGTCCGCTATGCGCTTGATGTTGTCGCGCACATCGTTGAACACGTCGCAGATATACGGTTGAGCGCGTACAATTACCCTTTTCGCGGTCTTTGAAAGAACCTCAACCATGTGCAAGCGTTCTTCATAGGACGGAGCACCCGGTTCAAGTGCGTCATACTTTGAGCATACCACGCTAACCTGCATGACGATGTTGCCTTGCCCTATCAGTGACAAATACGGCTCCTCGATGCAAAGTTTACCCTTTGTCGATATGACACAAGGATAGCCGGTTTCGGCGAGAAGTTGTAACGCTTCAAGGCTCCGTTTCATGTTCTTTTCGCAGGGCTGAAATGTGTCAGACATGCCGCCCCAGTGAATCGGTATATCCCAATCGGCCCAGCGCGTTTCACCTGTTCGTTTCCCGGCGATAAACTGCGCAAGCTGTTTCGCGGATTCATGCGGTTGAACTTCAAGTCCGCTTTTTCTTTGCACAAAACAGTATTTACACCCGTGTGTACAGCCCCGATAGGTGTCAAACCGAACCGGCAAATCACATAGCCAACACTGGCTCCCGCATTCAGGCATCGTAACCCCTCACATAATTCAACACGGCAAGGATAACGCCAGCCTGTTCATTCTTGCGGATGTAGCTTTTGACTTCCTCCGCGTCCTCGGGGCTGTCAAAGGTCAGCGTAACCGTACCCATAGCCTTTGCCGCACCCGCTATGCCGAAATCCTCTTGCATGGCGTCAAGCAGGTTTGGCGCGTCACCGTCAACATACCCCTCAAACTCCGACATATCGAAGTCCAAATCCAACTCCTGAATCTCCGCTTCCAATTCGCTGAAATCCCACTCGGCGAAATCGGCGGTCAAGTTGTCACGGATGCGGTAATCGGCGATTTGCTCCGGCGTCATGTCGTCGGCAATCCACACCTCGGCCTCCGTCCAGCCGAGCCGCTTCATAGCCTCGTAGCGCGTATGGCCCGCGATGATAACGCCGTCTTTGTCCACGATGATTCGCGCCCGGTAGCCGTCCTTCTGGATGGACTTCATCACCGGCTCCACGGCCTTGTCATTGATTCGCGGGTTGCGCTCGTATGGGTGAATATCGCCCAGTGAAAGCGTTTTTAGGTACATTGTGGCCTCCTATGCCAAACCGCCGTAAAGCGGCTTTATAGCGTGTTTCGCTTCATGCTTATAAGTTATCGCGCAAACAAATAAAACGGCTCTACGGGCCGTTTTTGCGCGTCTGACAATAAAATAGGCGGTCGGCGGGAAAGCGCCTCATCGCGCCAGCCCGTGCTCCGGATAGTACCGGCGCAACGGGTCTCTGTGGTTGATTTCTTCCAGCCAGATTCCACGGGCTCTGGCGCAGACCCATTTCCAGACCTCGCAGTCGATATTGGATGGGTCGAGCATCTTATCGATGCATTCATCCTCCAATGGCTCACTGGCAGGCCAGATTTCCTCTCGCTGACCGTTCCGCGCCTGATAGCCCCACGCCCGGGGGTCGCCGGCGTACCGGATGTCGATGATGTGGAGCAGGTCGCCGCAGATGAAAATGGAGACCTTGTGGTTGAGCCTCACGTCAGCGATGATGACCTTGCCCTCCGGGTTCAGGCGCACGGAGCCAAACCATGTCTGGTATTCGGGGTAGCCTGTCTCGGCCTCAATGTGGTGGGGCTTCCGGCCTTCCCAGATGTCGTTGCCGGGATCATTGTAAGGGTTGAAAAATGTGTCGTAGTTGGGGCGAAGGTTGTCTTTATAGGTTGTCGTCTGTAAAGGCTTGTGCTGTTTTGGCATGGAATACCTCATCTTGACGAAAGTCTAATAAAAAAGGCGGTTGGCGCATCACTGTACGCCATTAACCGCCAGCCTTGCTCCGCAGGAACTCCGAGCAAGTAGAGTGCCGGGGCACGCCCGGCGTGAATGTAAATACCGCCCGTTATGCCTACATCAATCCCCCGCGTAGGAACGCAAGCCTTCGACATAAAAGGCGGAAAAGCCGCCGCACGGATTCGAACCGTGAACCTGCTGATTACAAGTCAGCTGCTCTTGCCAGTTGAGCTACACCGGCATAAAGTTGGGAGCGCGTGATTTAGTTGGAGGGATTGTTCACTTTCCTTTCCAAATATGTTTACGCGCGCCCGACTATCGACCCACAAGCAATCCCACGTCCCCACCAACGCAGGAGGCGGCGCGGGTGAAAAAGATAAGCTCCGCGCCCTTTAGCCCACGCCCAGCCCCCAAGGCGTTCTCAGCCATACAAATAG